TCCCACTTAGTGTGGAACCCTGGAAAGTCCCTCCCGTAAAGGCAGCTCCCGTGAATCCCGTGGAGGCGGTGATTGTTGTCCCACTTAGTGTGGAACCCTGGAAAGTCCCTCCCGTAAAGGCAGCTCCCGTGAATCCCGTGGAGGCGGTGATTGTTGTCCCACTTAGTGTGGAACCCTGGAAAGTCCCTCCCGTAAAGGCAGCTCCCGTGAATCCCGTGGAGGCGGTGATTGTTGTCCCACTTAGTGTGGAACCCTGGAAAGTCCCTCCCGTAAAGGCAGCTCCTGTGAATCCCGTACTTGCCGCAATTGTCGTACCGGTGATGGTTGTTCCCTGGAAAGTCCCTCCTGTGAAGGCGGCTCCCGTAAAGGCAAGCGAAGCAATTGACGTGGCTCCGTGAAATGTGCTCCCCGTAAAGTTGGTCCCGCTGATAGAGGTGGCTGTGATCGTGGTTCCTGATAAAGATGTAGCAACCACTGAATCGAACAAAGAACCTTGCAGAACCGTCAGCGCGTACCCCGGACTGCTCGTTGTGTGAATAGCCACATTCCCGTTTCCGTCGATAACCATAGCAATATTACCACTATGCAAGAACTCAGCGACATTACCTGCATCCTGGCTCACGTAAAGTGCTGTCGCTGTTCCATGATTAATCACTGAAAGTGCGTTAGCTGAAAGTGAGTTAGATTGATTCACTGTCGATACTGTGAAATTTCCAGTAACTGACAAATTTGCTACTGTAAGATTTGCAAGTGACGTATTTCCATAATTTATAAGGGTTCCATAATGAATAGAACTTCCCCTAACATTCAGGTCACTCAGGGACGTCGTCCCATATACATTGAGATCAGCAGTGACGTTGCTGTACCCCATCTGTTAATTACTGAGAAATAAACTGGTCGCGTACGCGTTTAATTCCATCACTGAACGCAGCCTTTACACCTGATAAACACTGGTACCCATTCAGGGTCGCGAGGAGACCCTGGGAAATATCATATGCATTTTGCTCCTCCTGAATAATCACAGCCCATATGATCATCTGTTGTTCTTGAGTCAGGGAGTCCCATGATTTTTCAGCCTGTACCCATAGCTCTTCGGCACTCAATTTTAAACTAAAATTAGTCTGGACCCAAGCACACATGTGTTTGTAGGCGGCTCTCGAGAGGGGAGGCTTCGCCTCCCCGTCGGGACCTAAAGTCCCTCTTCCTCGCTCAAAAACATGTATAATTTCCTCTTTGCATAAAATGTGCAACTCATTTTCAATAGTCTCAAGGTAATTCATACTAATTTTAGTTTAAAATTAAAAAATAGTAGAAAGACGCGTCTAAAAAGGCGTGATTGTTAAATATGTACCTCCAGTTGAAGTTGTAGTAGCTTTGATAGTACCGCTTGCAATCATAAATAAATCGAGATAATAGTATTTTGATACATCTGAAATATAAAAAGGAATTTCTATGAGTTCCGTGGGGTTTTGGGTAATCTGGGTCGTGTAGCGGTACATGTACCCCTGGTCCGTTCCGTGAATGTCCGCTACGTTCGAGCCAAGTGCGAGACCAGTTATATTGTCCGAACCTGCAAAGACTGCTCCAATTTTATAAACTCCATTAACTACGAATTGAAAGTTGCCATTTGTGGAGACTCTGATGAGTGTGCTTGTGCCGCTGATTGTAAAGCCGTTGCTGGCTCCGACACTCAAGGGGTAAGTTGTGCCGTACACTGCGCCCGTGTATGGGGTCTGGGTCGCAATGTCACCGGGCAAACTGAAATAGTACCCACCACCTGCACCGAGGGGCGCGCCTATGCTCGAGAATACGTTGCCGGAAACGATGATGTTGCCTGTGAGGTAGGTGTTTCCACTCGAGTTTGCAGGAACTATATTCGATGAGACCGATAGGTTTGTTACGTTGGCAGTCGTTGAGACATTTAGGAAACTCACGTTTGCTGTAATGATGTTCGCACTCAGAATGTTGGCGAGTGTGGTGACTGAAAGCTGGGTAATGTTCGCCCCGGTAAAGACGTTGAGCGATCCCACGTTTCCTGAAGTGATGTTCGCTGAGGCGGTGTTCAGGGTCACTACGTTCGCACTGAAAATGTTCGAAAGTCCCGAAACTGTGAGTTGGGTCACGTTCGCTCCCGTGAAGACATTGAGTGACCCCACGTTTCCTGAAGTGACATTTGCCGAGGCGGTATTCAGGGACACTGCGTTGGCGCTGAAAAGGTTAGAAAGTCCCGAAACTGCGAGTTGGGTCACGTTCGCTCCCGTGAACACGTTGAGTGACCCCACGTTTCCTGATGTGATGTTCGCTGAGGCGGTGTTCAGTGACACTGCGTTGGCACTGAAAAGGTTCGAAAGTCCCGAAACTGTGAGTTGGGTCACGTTCGCTCCCGTGAAGACGTTGAGTGATCCCACGTTTCCTGAAGTGACATTAGCCGACTCGGTGTTCAGGGTCACTACGTTCGCGCTGAAAAGGTTCGAAAGTCCCGAAACTGTGAGTTGAGTGACATTCGCTCCCGTAAACACGTTGAGTGACCCCACGTTTCCTGATGTGACATTTGCCGAGGCGGTATTCAGGGTCACTGCGTTGGCACTGAAAAGGTTTGAAAGTCCCGAAACTGTGAGTTGGGTCACGTTCGCTCCTGTGAAGACATTGAGTGACCCCACGTTTCCTGATGTGACATTTGCCGAGGCGGTATTCAGGGTCACTGCGTTGGCACTGAAAAGGTTTGAAAGTCCCGAAACTGTGAGTTGGGTCACGTTCGCTCCTGTGAAGACGTTGAGTGATCCCACGTTTCCTGAAGTGACATTAGCCGACTCGGTGTTCAGGGTCACTACGTTCGCGCTGAAAAGGTTTGAAAGTCCCGAAACTGTGAGTTGGGTCACGTTCGCTCCCGTAAACACGTTGAGTGACCCCACGTTTCCTGATGTGACATTTGCCGAGGCGGTATTCAGGGTCACTGCGTTGGCACTGAAAAGGTTTGAAAGTCCCGAAACTGTGAGTTGGGTCACGTTCGCTCCTGTGAAGACATTGAGTGACCCCACGTTTCCTGATGTGATGTTTGCCGAGGCGGTATTCAGGGTCACTGCGTTGGCACTGAAAAGGTTCGAAAGTCCCGAAACTGTGAGTTGGGTCACGTTCGCTCCCGTAAACACGTTGAGTGACTCCACGTTTCCTGAAGTGATGTTCGCTGAGGCGGTATTCAGGGTCACTGCGTTGGCACTGAAAAGGTTTGAAAGTCCCGAAACTGTGAGTTGAGTGACATTCGCTCCCGTGAATACGTTGAGTGATCCCACGTTTCCTGAAATGATATTCGCTGAGGCGGTGTTCAGGGTTACTGCGTTGGCACTGAAAAGGTTAGAAAGTCCCGAAACTGTGATTTGAGTCACGTTCGCTCCCGTGAATACGTTGAGTGATCCCACGTTTCCTGAAGTGACATTAGCTGAGGCGGTATTCAGTGTCTGTAAATTGCCTGATAACCCCTGAAAGGTTCCTCCTGAGAAAGCAGCTCCCGTGAATCCCGTGGAGGCTGTGATGGTCGTTCCCTGGAAGGTTCCTCCCGTAAAGGCGGTTCCTGTGAATCCCGTGGAGGCTGTGATGGTCGTTCCCCTGAAAGTCCCTCCTGTGAAGGCGGCTCCCGTGAATCCCGTGGAGGCGGTGATGGTTGTACCACTTAGTGTGGAACCCTGGAAAGTCCCTCCCGTAAAGGCGGTTCCTGTGAATCCCGTGGAGGCGGTGATTGTTGTCCCACTTAGTGTGGAACCCTGGAAAGTCCCTCCCGTGAAGGCGCCTCCGCTAAATCCAGTTGCCGACATCGAACCACCGAGAGTAATTCCTGAAAAATACGCCTGATCTGCGTAAATATTAGTGGTTGTAACTGTGTTTGAGATATATGCATTTCCAAGAACATATAAAGTTGTTGTGAGGCTTGGAGTTGTTGTAATTGTTGGACCCATGTAGACTGGTGCCAGAAGTGACTGCCCCGACGTAGAATACATTTGGAAACGCGTCGTTCCATAATTCACTATCAAAGAATTGGCAAGACTTTGATTTGCAAGAATCATATTTTCACTTGCATCCTTGGTGAGACTCACGCCATTTCCAGCACCTATCGAAGTATCTGAAAGGTTAATTGCGACAGAAGTTGCGCCGGTTGCCCCAATCTCGAGTTGACTTGTTGGAGTTGTCATGTTGAGACCTATCCGACCGGTATTGGTCATCAGGAGAGACCCTGAATCACTCACAAAATTTACTGGATTTTTACCGGTCAGGGCTGTTACACTTAAAGAGTTTGCCGAGACGTTACCCGTTGTTACCGAGTTACTCACCGCCAGATTACTCAAGAGACCTACACTTGTGATATTGGGTTGAGCTGCATTTACAACTGAATCTGCTAAAGGAACAGCGCCGACTATACTGGAAGAATTGATATTGGAAAGACCAGATGCATTTCCAGAAAAGAGCCCTGCGGTGAGTATCCCAGATACTGAAAGGCTTGTTAGGGTTCCCACACTGGTGATGTTCACCTGAGCAGGATTGGTAACCACACCAGCTGTAGCGACAGTTCCCGTCACATTTGCAGCGCGAAGATTCGCAATTCCCGATCCGTCAGAGGTTATTAAAAGTCCTTGGACATTCAGACCAGTAAGCGTTCCCACGCTGGTGATGTTGGGCTGAGCATCTCCTGAGACTACAAGAGCCACGTTCGCCCGTGCTACGTTACCCACCAGGTTGGATGAATTTATGTTTGAAATTCCTGAACCGTTGGAGACTATGACTAAACCCTGGACGTTTAGGTTAGAGAGGATTCCCACACTGGTGATGTTGGGCTGGGCGTTCTGGGTAACCACCTGAGCCGCATAAACAGTCCCAAAAATATTTGATGAATTTATGTTTGAAATTCCAGACCCATTTGAGATGGTTGCCAGACCCTGGACGTTGAGGTTTGAGAGAACCCCCACGGAGGTTATGTTGGGTTGACCGGCAACCGTGACTGACGCCGCAGTTCTCACGGTCCCATTTATGTTTTGAGAGTTTAGGTTTGTGATAGCGTACCCGTCGCCCGAAATTTCTCCTGAAACATCCAGTTTGACGAGAGTTCCCAGACTTGTGATGTTGGACTGGGTATTCCCTGAAACTGTCAGTGCAACGGTCGAGTTTGCCACGTTTCCAGTCACGTTCGACCCGTTAATGTTTGAAATTCCTGAACCGTTGGAGACTATCAGAAGTCCCTGAATATTGAGACCTGTGAGGGTTCCCACACTGGTGATGTTGGATTGAGAAGCCTGTGAAACCACCAGAGCAACGTTCGCCCTTGCTACGTTTCCAGACACGTTCGACCCGTTAATGTTTGAAATTCCTGAACCGTTGGAGACTATCAGAAGTCCCTGAACATTGAGACCTGTGAGGGTTCCCACACTGGTGATGTTGGGCTGGGAAGCTCCCGAGACGACCAGAGCAACGGTCGAGTTTGCCACGTTTCCAGTCACGTTCGACCCGTTAATGTTTGAAATTCCTGAACCGTTGGAGACTATCAAACGTCCCTGAATATTCAGACCGGTGAGAGTTCCCACGCTGGTGATGTTAGGCTGAGAAGCCTGTGAAACCACCAGGGCAACGGTTGAGTTTGCCACGTTTCCGCTAAGACTTGATCCACTGATATTGGAAAGTCCGGAAGCGTTTCCAAAAATATTTGAAGCATAAACAGAGTTCATATTTGAAGTTCCATAGACGTTCAGGGTATTTAGACCAAAAATAGTGACTGTGTTGGCAAAGAGGTTATTAACATTCATGGTTGTGACATTTGCCGTCCCAACCACGAAAAGGTTCGAGCCTGTTGGGGGGTCATTCAAGGTTCCGATAGAGACTCCGTTCGCCGTGGCAATGTTAAAGAGACTGGTGGGTATCCACTGGGTCTGAACATTGACGGCGTTTGTAACAGTTCCATACTGATCAATTATAAGTTGAGGAACGTTTGACGCACCACCATATATACCAGCAACAACTCCCGTTATTGGAAGAACTGTATTACTCAATGTTCCTATGTTTATACTAGATGCATTAATATTGAAAATATTTGATCCATCTCCTGAAAAATAAAGAGCATTTGCATAAGTGAAATTTGCAAGTAAATTGCTTGAGAGAGTAATAGCTTCTACTGTGTTTACATAGAGAATGTTTCCAAAAACAGCTCCACCATTACTTCCTGATACATTTCCAGTATACACAGTAACTGTGACTGGGGAAGCGACAGTTACGGTAGATCCTCCTCCACCTCCACTGCATCCATTCGTGATGCTGTCTCCACCCATGGTTATCTAGCTTTTACCGAGATTATTATGAGTAAACCAAGAAGAGCAGCACCGGCTATTAAAATTATTTGCATCTTTTGGTCGTTCCCTGAGTCCCACGGGACTGGCTGGGGGAGACTGAGTGGTCTACTAGGGTCCTCATCTGGTACATGGACAGTTTTGAAACGTAGGATGAACATGTTCCTCCCAAGATCAATAGGTGGACTGAAATTATTATCAACAAAAACGTTCCCGTTGTTTGGCTGGCGCCATGTGATTGTCAGACGGTCCAGTTTGTCGATGCGTGAAGGAAAATCTTGGAGGATTCGGTAATTTGCGTTGTAAAATTCACCATTATTCACCACATTTGACGATGAGTAAATGTTTCCGAATGCATTGGTAGACGTCTTCACTGGAATTGTGGCAAATGAGCCATAAAAAGCGTTGGCAGTCGGGACGGTTTTCACGAGCGCATCGGCGATGAGATTTCTTGGGGTCCTGAGTTCTGTTATATCCAAAGTCAGATACTGCGAACTGTACACGTTCGGCAACATTGCCGAAAGAACCTCAACCTTGATGATATTCTGGATGGGGGTCGTCAGGTACAGAGTATATGAATTTGAATTTGGAAAAAGGGTTTGATTCCTGTTATCGGAATCGACATAGACTGTGTAGTCCATTTAATACTTGATTAGTATTTATTTACATGATTGGTAAACCCACACGATCAGGGTACAGGCACACGTTGGGCTTGGAGCAGGTAATCCGGAGAGTCATGTAGGTCGGACCACCGACAAAGTCATTCAGGTTCCCGATCGCCGTGTAGATGTTGACGGTGAATTTCTCAATTTGACGAATTGGCTCTATAAACGGAGTCTCGGCTGGGAAAAAGTCATTTATCGTAAATATCGTTCGGTGACTCGTTATGGAACCTTCTTGGGTTGGAATAAACAAGACGGAGGTTGCGAGCTGTCCCACGTTATTTGCTGTGATCAGAGATGCTGCACCTTCCGTCGATATATTTCCTGCAACCTGAAGTCCGTATTGAATATTTGTTCTGTCATTAAACTTGGACTTGAGTTCCTCAATATTCAGATAATATCCGCCTGATGAAGTCACGGGAGTGTTGGCATTCCCATGGAATGAAAGTGACAGGATCTCAGCTTTGATGACGTTTCGCAAAGGGATGTTCATGTAGCCGACGAAGCTCGCATTTGAGCTGGCACCGACTGAATCAACACGGATCGTGTACACCTCAGTGTCGCACATATTACTTTAATCTTCTATTTTTTTAGAGTCTACTTCTCCAGCAGGGAACCGCCGACGCCGCCGGCAATGGTATAGTCGCGCATCTGGTCACGGACCATGGAGGAGCCGCCGCACAGACCACCTGGGGTCAGACCCACGGTGTAATAGTCAGAAGACTCCGAGGGACCTGGCACACAGTCTACACGATCCTTCAGGGAGAAGATGTCACCGTTCGTCTGGCGAGCGGCTGGACCGGCATTCACCAGCAGGGGGGAGGGCTCGTAGCCGCTCTTGCTCCCCTGGACAACCAGAACCAGGATAGCCACGAGCAGACCAACGATGATGGCGTGGATGAGCATTTTTCCAAACTTGATCTTCATTTGTATTTTATGAATATTATTTTCGGGCGCGTTAAAGGCATCTGACATCATTTCTCTAAAAGTATTAGGATGGCTGATGTATCTTTTGAAACTAACGGGGGACAAACTATGAATTTAAATGATGAGGAGACTGCTCTGCTGGATGAAATTTCTATTCAGCCTGCTGAGAGGAGAATTCCTCTTAAAGCCAGACCTTCACGCCCAAGCCCTTTTGCAAAGCGTGCAGCTGGAGTAAATCAAGGTATTTCCCAAGACGAGGGGCTGGATATGTTCATGAATCCTGGTAAGCGTACGGCGCCTGCAGCTCCAATTGTTGAGGAGTATGATGGCGGCGAGGAGGAGTACGAGGATGATCAGCAGCAGGAGGGGGGTGGCAGTTATGGACCACAGGTTCCTTCTGAGGGATACAAGACGATCGAGGACGAGAAGGCTGACCTGCTGAACAAGATTTCCAGACTTTCCAAGAAGGGGGTTGCAACCAGTGCCCGTCTGACTATTTATTCAGACATTGATGAGATTCGCACAGAGTACAAGCGGATGACGTACGGCATCGAGGTTGATCGCTCGGTCAAGTTTCAGCGTCGCATGCTGGTGGCTTGCGTGACGGGTCTGGAGTTTCTGAATGACAAATTTGACCCATTCGACCTGGAGCTGAACGGTTGGTCTCAGAATATGATGGAGAATGTTGATGATTATGACGGAGTATTCGAGGACCTTTACAACAAATACAAGACCAAGGTGAATGTCGCACCAGAGGTGAAGCTCATGCTGATGGTTGGAGGATCAGCAATGATGTTCCACCTGACCAACTCGATGTTCAAGGCGGCTGTGCCGAACGTTTCTCAAGTTGTGAGGCAAAACCCAGACCTGATGCGCAACATGGTTGATGCGGTTCAGCGTAGCCAGCCACAGCAGCAGTCCGGCTTTGGTTCCCCTGTGAATGACGGTGGGCGCCGTGACATGAAGGGACCGGGTATGGATTTCGGCTCTTTGATGAGCATGATGGGTCCTCCCCCAGCTATGATGACGCGTCCAGGAAATCACGGAGGTGACGACGAGTCCGTCTCCGACATTGTGTCTATCGACGCAGGCGGCGACCCCGATACTCGTGAGGTTAACCTCAGCACAGACAAGAGGAAGCGTGGACCCAAGGCGAAGAAGAAGGAGGTTTCTATCTAAATAAATTATTTGTATTAAGTAATGGGATTGGCTTACGCGCCAATTAATGATGAGTTGTCACACAGACCACCAGTCTATAAACGGGAAATCCCGTCCATTCAAAAACCAGTTATGGATAACACGGAGTGTAATTACATCGTCATGTTTTTCGTAGCTGGGGTATTTTTAATGGGTTTTGTTGATTCAATTCGCAAGTAGGAGGGGACCTACAAGAACAAGCATTTCCCAGTTTTAACAATTGGCTTTTCTTCACCGACTATTTCAAATCCACCTTCCCTATAAATCTTGAGTCGCTTGTTGTACATGCTAAAAAATACAGACCATTGGTCAGCAATATCAAAAATCAAAGGATCGTTCAATTTTCCTTTGGTTTCTCTCATAATTCGTCCTATAGATTGTTTAATATCAGACCGTGGGGTTGCTAAGATGACCGTGTCGAGCACAGGAATGTCCAGTCCCTCGTGAGCAAGCTGAAACGTTGCAATGACCACTTGCTTTTTAGCAGATTCATTCAATTCAGACTCTTTCATGCCTCCGATGTACAAGCCAGCCTTAGAGCCAATTTTGTTGAGTAAATCAAAGCAATGTTCACGCCGATCAGACAGTACAAGTACGCGCCTATTCTCGTTCAGCGCTTCGTGAACCGTGTTGACGATGAGAACGTTCCGATTATCGAGTTCAGTCAGGAGGGTAGTCATGCCAGCCATGTTAATCTTCCCAAAGCGCGTTACGGGTGGAGCCTCCTTGAAGGCATCACACGCATATTTCAGTGTCCGAACCTTCGTCGTCCCCTGATTGACCCGCTCAACACGGAAGAACTCGGCACCGAGGAACCAGTACAGGAGTCGTGTAAGTCCATCCTTCCGTTCTGGTGTGGCTGTGAGACCGAGCGTAAACCGTGGACAAATTTTAAACATAAATTGAGAAAAAGCTGGAGCGCCGATATGGTGCGCCTCATCTACAATGAGAAGACCGACTGAATCAAAAACTTTAGGTTCAAATTCCCTCATGCACATGGTTTGAATCAAAGCAATGACGAAATCCTTTTCAATATCGAACGTGTCGCCCTGAACTCGCCCGATGGTAGCCGCTGGACAAAACTCCTTGATTTTATCGACCCACTGATTTGCCAAAAACTCCTTGTGAACCACAATCATGGTTCTGACTTTTAGTTGTGCCGAAAGAGCCAAGGCGACTGTAGTCTTGCCATAGCCGCACGGTAGCGAGAGGACACCCCCGCCTTTTTCACGAAAGGCTTGAACTCCTGCATCGAGAGCTTCTGGTTGACGTGTCGCCTCTCGTAATTTTCCAACAAAATTGATGCCGTGAGCAACAGAAGGATCTTTTCTGGAATCTGTGGTGGGCACCCCGAACCGCTCGCAGCCATAATACCTCGGGACAAGAATTGACCCATCTTTACCGACCCTAAAGACTTTGAAGGAGGGGGATTGAATCCCCAATGCATTCTCTATAGGTCTTACAGTGAGTTCCTTTTTAATATCAGATGAATTTTGAACTAAAATTGAAAATCCCTGACGAGTGATAGCACTGAACATTTTCTTACTCAATATAAGATGTCAACCTTTAACCCTTCAAACGGGTGTATTCTTTCTTCGAGTCAGGGTACTGTCTGTCCATTGGATCCAAATTATTCTAATGTTCTGGGTGAAGCTGAGAAGTCTGGATATATTAAGTCAGTTGGGAGTATAATGATCAGAGGTAGATTAAATAGTCCCATAACTGCAGTAACTTCGAATGTACCTGCAATTCAAAATTGGAGTTTTCCATATATGAACGCAAGTGCAACTGTGTATACTGATGCAAATGGAAACTCCAGTTTTGCATTTAAAAATGATCCTCAAGGAATTATTAAGCTTGTTCCTGGGGGTTCACAAGCAATTCCTATCGAGGAAGCTGTGAACGAAACAAGTTCCACCACTCAACAAAGTTCATCAGGAGGTATTTTAGGTTTTATTTGCTGGTGCCTTTCATGCATGTCAAGCATAGGTTTCGTATGTTTGATAGGATTTATAGTGTATATGGCACTTAAAAAACAACCTTAAATTTCTTTTATGGAAAAAAGCACTTGGTGTTGAACACCCTCCCAAGTTTTAATATCTATGTGAACTTCGACATTCAGCCCCACCCCCATCTCTTGAACCGTCTTGTCCCCAAGAACTTTACACATGATTCGCCCGTATCTAAATGGAACCTTGACTCGACCGAGTCCCTCAAGTTCCATGTATTTGCGCCCCTCCCAGTCGTACATGGCTCTTTGGATTTTCGTTTGCATTTTATATTAAACTAAAAATCTTTTTATATTATAGAATGCCGACTCAACAATGTCGCTACGAATATAATTACGACTATGAGCAGGATGTACAGGTATGCGAGGATGTTTATACACAAGAAGAAATCGATGCTTCGAATGCCCTCGCAGCTCAGCAGGCAGCATCTGTTGCGCCGCCGCCCGCCGCATCAGATGCCATTTGTGCTGCTCAGGGAAAAAATTACGTGTATTACCCTGCTGAGGGTATGTATGACGATGGAAGATACGAGGAAACTAGGGCAGCTTATGGTGAGTGTGTTGATCGACCTGGACGCAGTTGTGAGGATGATGGAAAAGTTACAGTATATCAGTACGGTGACTCATATGTAGATAGTTACGATCAGACCATCGAAGGCGGTATTATAGGGTCTTACTGTGAATGTCCTACGTACGGGTGCATCGGTGAAAATCAGCCTTTACCGTCACCGGCAAGCGGCTGTGCAGCTCCAGTGTGTTGCGAAGGCTTGACAAATCAGGGTGGTACATGCAAACCACCCGCAGGAACCATAACCGGGACTTATACAACCACATATATGGCATCGGGACCTGGAGTTTCATTTACTGTCAAAGAGACGTGCAATCAAAAGAGTACATGCGATGATGGGTACCAAGATGTCGGTACATATAATTCAGTATGCTATGAGCGAAAACAAACAATTAGCAAACCCCGAATTAGCGCTGCCGGGAAGGTTTGTGCCGAGCCAAACCCCGCAAGTAAATGTCCAACAAATATCGGACGTGTTGCAAGTGGAAAATATACGTCTGCAACCGGAGGAGCAGCTCAAGGTATTGACAATGTGAGCGGTGTTCGTCTCCAGTGCACTTATTCAACCGTCACAAATCCTTTTGATCAACAAGCTACAAGTGCATTCACTGGACCCGGTGCATCTGATTTGGCAACCATAAAAGATGCATGGTGCTCCCCAAAGACTTATGCAGATATGGCAAACGGTCCATGTGTAGGATTTTATACATCCAGAGGAGATTATGACCTTCAACAAGTTATTAGAATTCAAAGTGAAAATCCAACCGGAGGCTGGGTAAATAACAGTCAATATCTGGCGATTGTTCAACAAGTCGCTACGGGTGGAACTACAAATGTGGCTAAACAATCTGCTCAAGGTATGATTGCGGCTTACTGTATGACACAAAATCCAAGTGGGTGGGCGGACAATACTACGATCCGGGCTATTATAAACAGTTGGGCTCTCCAGAATGCGGCAAACATAGGAAATGATTGTCAATTGCTTGCTACGGGAATTGTTAGTCAATTTTGTAGAACAAACCCTACATCTTCATCTTCCCACTGTGATTGCTATAATGCTACACAATTCGGTACAAATATATTCACCGCGTGTCAAGGAAACACAACGGGTGCATGCACAGATATTAACAACCTTGCTAAATCTTTTGCAGTGGCACCTCCCTTATTTGCACCCCAAATTGCTACACTAAAATCATACATCACCCCTAACTGTGCGGTCGGGGCGTGTGTGAGCGCAGCGACAAGTGCTACGTCAACATATCTTCCACCAAGCCCACTCACTCAACTTAGATGCGATTCATCCATATCTCTGTGCCTTCAGAGCGTCAAAGTGGGTGGAAGCGTTGCACCCGGCGCAACTATTAACCAAAATTGCTCAACGACCATCGGAATCGGTGGAACGGTTCCGTCAGCAAATGCTCCATCAACAAACCAAGGTTTCCAGAATGCACAGGCTGTTCAGGCAAACGCAAATGCACCTGGAGGAGGGACCCTTGCTGTAGTGTCATCCCCCGGAGCGTCGAGTACTCAAGTAGCTACTACTGGAACTCCTGGGGGAGGTCTTCAGCAGACTGTTACGAGTAACACACCTGTGGGAATAGGGTCATCTGGCGGACCCGTGTCTTACACTTCACCCGCGCCTGCGACCGCGCCCACACCTGCGTCTGTGTCTGTGCCAATAGATGATACGCAAAGGAGATACGTATTAGCTGCTGGCGGTGGTCTTTTGGGACTTTTGTGCAGTTGTTTATTTATCGTATTTTGTTTTATAATTGGAATAATGATTTTTGGAGGGGGTAACAAACCGGCGGCTCCGCGCGTCGTCCCATTGACTGCTTACGGGCTTTAACTGGAAGCTGATTTGGGTCCGAACATCATGTAAGCGAGAAAAGCTGCACCTCCAAAACACATGAGTACACAAATCAAGCAAATGACGGCTCCAACGGCTCCGAAAGATGAAAACATATCTGTAAGGCTTGCAATAGGGTTGAGACTCTTGGACTCAGCGTCTTGATCGACTGTGGTACTGGTTGTTGTTTCGCTATCCATACCTCCAAGTTGCTCGGCAATTTGAGTAACAATATTGGTCGCAAGTACATTTGCGCAGAAATTCTGATCTATACGGATAGGACCGTAACAGCTTCCTTTAATCTTTACAAGACCATTCTGCTGACCCATAACCTCTGATGTCATGGATGAGTAAGTCTCGTCCGTGAGGTTCTGGTTTACAATATTCTGAATATTTTGGGTCACGCTCGTGTCTGTAGCTGTCGATGATGATCCACCCATAGTCGTCGCAGTTGCTGTTGCAGACTGATTTGCGGCATTTGTGAGATCATTTGTTATATGGCTGCGAAGATCAGAAACTGTAGATCTGCTAAGATTTACACCCACCTGAGAAGAGATGTCAATTACTTGAGAGAGATTGATACTACACCCAGGTTTCATATCACCGCCGATATCTACCTCAGCTGACTGGAAAGCTAGGACCGAGGAACTCGCGCTTGTACTATTTCTCGTAATAAAGTTCGAGGTCGATGATACTAAAGAATTAAAAGTCGTGTTAAAACTTGTTGTTGCTGCTGCACTCTGGTCGCATGGCCACAACACGTCGCACATTATTAATATATAAACAGTAAAAAATTACTGGCAACAATAGTGCTTTTCACACCCGGCACCAGCACTCACGGCATTTGGGTACTTCGAAGCCGTCTGTTGACAAGTCAGATTATCTGGAAACATCATTGCAACAGTTGTTTTAGGGCGGACAAAACATGTACGCCCCTCTGGTACTGGGGTGGGAGTGCAAGATCCTGGGGACAGCTCATCAGCAAAGCTCTGACGCTTGAAAAGAAATACGGTAAATAGCACGAGAACGAGAGCCGCGATTATAAAGTCCTCCATTTATATCTTGTAAGATTATAAAATGAACAACCTCATCATTTACGGTCTCATTGCTCTCGTCGTTATCCTCATGCTTTACAAGGGCAGAAGTTACTTTACCCCAGGTCAGTCCCCAGCACCAGCACCAGCTGCTGGCGCCCCAGCACCCCAGTGGAAGGCGACCACGATCATCAAGCAGGGTGACAATTGCCCAGATTCATCCTGGACCAAGATTGGTGAGGTTATGTGTGCTAAATAGAGACTTTAAACGTGGTTTCAGTACAAATGAAGATTCTCTTCTGCCTCCCCGGTCATACGTATTCCCGTGATTTTCTCCTGGCATGGACTGATTTGATGATGCAAGTGAGTGCCAAGGAACACCAGATTATGGTTGCTCAAAACGTGGATCGTCGGATGTGCGTAGCAGGCGCACCTGAGAAGGGTCCTTTTCACGGTCAAGATTATGATGCCGTTATGTGGATTGGTCAGGATGTAATTTTCAATAGTGATAATTTTTTCAAAATTCTGGAGAGTCCGCACAACATAACGGCAGGTATCTACATGACTGAGACGCTTCAGAACTTTGATGTGATTCTCAAATTTTCTCCAGATTTTCCTATGGGCAAGTACCTGCGACCTGATGACATCGTTGGAGGCTCCCAGTACCTGCAAGTTGAATATACTGGAATGAACTGGATGCTGGTTCGCAAGGGTGTTTTCGAGAAGATTCCTTACCCTTACATCTGGTCTACTCAGATGGACAGTGAGGAGGTGAATTTTTGCAAGATGGTCGGTGAGCCTATTTACATCGACACATCAATTCGCATCGGTAATCAGAAGCGAATGATTTTGTAAAGTCCAAAGGACTTTTCAAAGCCCAAACTCGGTCACGAGTTCATCCAAGTCGCGGTAGTACCGAGCGAGATCCTTTTTAAAGCGTGCATCCTGCTTTGCACCCGTCTTCACCAAATATGCTAAATTTGCCTTGCTGTACTTTGTTCGCGTCTGATTTTCTGTAGGTTTTCGTGGCATCTGCTTTTTAGGCTTTGCAGGAACTTCAGGCTCCACCGGGCGCTTGTCAATATACGAAAGCGCTTGCATGACCGTATCTGCCAAGTCATCCTTCTTTTTGTGTGCATCAAAAAACTTTATCCAATCTTCATTTATTTCACCTTCAATAAACTTGCGCGCCCTTTCTATACTCGCCTTCTTTCTTTGAGCGTACTTTGCTTTTCCCGCGCCCGCCACGTCAGGAATCTTGTGTCTGGCATCCCAGATAACAACTTGCTTTTCTTTCACTAAAAAATAGGTGTGTAAAAGGTTTTCAATTCCCTTCATCCCACGGTTGCGATCGGGTTGCTTCTCGATCAGAACTGTTTGAGCCTCGAGGATCCATGGTTTTTCGTTCAAGTGACGAATCATGCATGCGAAAATACCATCTGCGTGCATGGGCGGCACTCCAGATACGTCCCACCGCTGGATCCGTTTCGTCTTTTGATCTATGAGACACATTGCTAAATTCTTAATTCCACAGTCAATTGAGAGCAGGCTCATCTATTATTAAAGATTTATTAGGTTTTTAAGTAAATGAGCGAACAAGTAGAAGAATCTACGGATCTCCTCTGCTGGTGGTGTATGCACGGTTTGCCACAGAGACCGTGTATTCACCTTCCTATCAGATATGACGATAAGCTCGATAGATTTACGTGCATGGGCAACTTCTGCTCGTGGCCGTGCGCCAAGGCGTTTGCGCTCGACATGAACACATCCCGCTCTGGCGAGATGCAAATGTACCTGGCACTGATGAGGAAAAAGGCTTATGGTAAGAGTGTACCATGTTGGCCAGCTCCTAAGCGATGGGCGCTCAAGTGTTTTGGTGGAACAATGAGTATTGAGGAATTCCGCAAATATGGGGGATTCGTCGAACCTCCTATCGTACACTGGCCTAACGAAAAACTATACGTGCCTTTTATTGGCGGGTCGGTAGAAACGTCTGGTCAAAGTTTTAATTTTTCAAACAACGAAGGCTCTAAAAAGAAAATGCAAGCAATTGAAACTTCCACTACTGAAACGAGTACACTAAAAATCAAACGTAATAAACCTCTTCAAAGATCAGACTCTAAACTTGAAAACATTTTGGGAATTACGAGGAAAGGAAAGGAGACCCCCCCGACGAGCTAAGAGTACCAGGTGCAGGTGAAGGTCCTGTAGTTGAAGGTGGCATGGTCATAGGCTGGGGAGCTTGTGAGCCGTATTTACTCATTGTTGAGGTGGTAGTAGATGATGGAGATGGTGGCATCTGCGTCATTGCAGAAGCTGGTCCAGGGACTTGTGCTGGAGACGAAAAACCTGCGGGGCTCGAAACACCTGTCATGGGACTTGACACTGGGCGGGCTGAAGCGGGTCCTGGGGTCATACTACCTGGAAGTGGTGTGAAATTTGGATCTGGAAGCGACCCTTCGATAACAACGGGGGGAGGGACTGTGTAATCTACAGGCTTGTTGATAGAGTCCATGATGCTCGGTACCTGTGCAAACTGTGCAAGTCCTACAGCGACGAGAGAGTCGTCAATTTTTGACAAATCTCCAGGAATTAAGGCTGCCTGATAATACGAAACGCGCTTCATCTTATTTACATTTAAGACTATAATCCAGGCTATAATCAGCCCCATAAATAGTGACAATAGCCACATCATTACTGTTAGTCGCGAAAATTTAATTTATGTCTTTGTTTTTGTGTCGGCCTGGATTTTGGTGGAGAAATATCATTACTGCGATGCCATATTTCACCTATATGAGCGCGCCACTGAATAGACATTTTATCGAGAGCTTTGCGACATATAACACATGGAAACGAAGTACCTAACACACCGCCGTGTATATTTCTTTGAACGATGACGTCTCCATATTTGCGATGAATCCAGTGAGCAAATTTCGAACGCGAAACACCCTGACGCGAACATTCGAATGATAATTCCTTAATAAGTTTGCGCTCAGCGCAGCAATGGCAATCACTTTTCACGTAGGGCCCATACGGGACACCGGGTCGTGGTGCAAACCACGACCGGATACATTTGGTCTACAATCTATACACTCGTTCCTTTTAAGCGTGAGTGCACTTAAGACGAAGATGTCTATATAAAATAGAATGGCGAACCCTAATCTTGTAGAGACTCTTGTAAAGGAATTTGTTCAGAAATATGGTCCTGTAAGTGTCGTAAATTTGAAGAAAAAAACTGGATTTAAAAAGTGTTGGATTAATTCAATTCTTCATAAAAATTCCCACTATTTGAAAGTAGAAAAAACTCCATTGAGTCTTAAAAATACTCGCCCAGTTTGGAGTTGGTCTACGAAAAAGTGAATTTCGTGTCATGTCAAGGACTGAGGTTGAGCCTCCTGTTGCAAATTAACAACCTCCCACAATGCAGCACGTGTACCGCGATTACTTGCGTACCAAGTTTTCCGAGTTTTTGGGCGAGGGAGGTCTCACGCGCAATTGTGAACGGTCAGTTCTCAACTGGACTTGCAAAAAATTCGTAAGTGAGGAGGCGGCGTGGGACAACAAGATTTTCAGGAAAGTATACAAGCAAAAGGCTCAGCAACTGATTGCAGAGTTCAAGCGAGGAAATCAGCTTGTTGATCGCCTCAAGTCTAAGGAACTCGAGTCCAGCAAGTTGGCGTGGTACACCTCTGATGTACTTGACCCAAACGGTCTTTACTCGAACGCAATTTTCAAACTAAAACAAAAAGAAAATCAGATGGAGGCTGCAAAGGCTCAGATGGACGAGGACTATGTGGGTATGTTCAAGTGCGGTAAATGCAAGTCGATCAAGACGACCTACTATCAGCTGCAGACAAGGAGCGCGGACGAACCCATGACTACATACGTCACTTGCCTCGGATGCAACAATCGCTGGAAATGCTAATTGTAAAAAAAAATATTTAGCAATATTACAAATGTCCCTTTCCCGTTACGTCGGTCAGAAGAATGTCCTCGGTCACGCACTGACCTCCAGCGAGGTGAAGACCCTCCACATGGTTGAGCCAGGTGTCATGCACTACAAGCTGCGCGCCAAGGGTGGCAAGTATGTTACCCGCACCTTCAAGCCATCCTCTACCCCAGTCATGGTGGCTGAGCTGGAGAAGAAGATCCGCAAGGTTCGCAAGAACAAGGGCGGTAAGCGCGGTCCCCGTGCCCGCTCCAGCCCCATTGGTCTGGCTGGCATGAAGATCATGATGCGCCGTGGTCGCGCCCCCAAGGTGGTGCGTCGCCTGGTCACCCCAGGCGGCAGCATCGGTCTGGCTGCCATGAAGATCATGCCTGCCCGCAAGCGCCGCTCCGATGCCGGCAAGAGCCGCAAGGTGAGCCCAGGCTCTATGATGGGTCTGGCTGGCATGAAGATCGTGATGCGTCGCGGTCGTGCCCCCAAGGTGGTGCGTCGCCTGGTCACCCCAGGTGGCAGCATCGGTCTGGCTGCCATGAAGATCATGCCTGCCCGCAAGCGCCGCGCCGACGCTGGCAAGCGCCGCAAGGCGAGCCCTTCACCAAACTTCCTTCCCAACCCTTACCTGCGCAAGGTGCGCAAGAACAAGGGCGGTAAGCGCGGTCCCCGCAAGGCAAAGTCCCCACTTGCTCAGCTGATTGCATCCCTGAAGTAAATTGTTGGTAAATAATAAAAATGAAGGCTGCTGTACCCACTGGATTCCTGAACACCAAGCGTCGCGTTATTCTGTTGACCAATCAGGGCAAGTTTGTTTCCAAGACTTCCAAGGGCGGTGCCGTGTACAACCCCAAGGCAAAGTTCCACAAGAGCCCAGGTGGCACTGAGCGTTCTACCAAGTACTTGAAGAACCTCATGGACATTCCCCTGGCTATCCGCCCCAAGTTTGACCGCAAGGAGCGTTCAAACATCATGAAGAAGCGCGGTACATACGCTCCCCGCGTTCGCGGTGTGCGCGTGCTGCCCGTTAAGCGCTCAGGCTATCTGACTGAGCTGTTCGAGGGATACCCAGCCAAGCGCGGTGTTGGTCGTCCCCGCAAGGTGCGCCCTTCACCAAACTTCCTTCCCAACCCTTACTTGCGCAAGGTTCGCAAGAACAAGGGCAGCAAGCGCGGTCCCCGCAAGGCAAAGTCCCCACTTGCTTAGGTGCGTAAATATACTTAAAAACATTTGAACTGTCCAAGACATATGACTTCAGCAGGGTCACTTGTCCGTGTTTGGACAGACGTGGGTGCTCGCAAACCACTCCCACTTCTGGCTAAAATTGTTGAAAAGGATGGAGTTATTTTGATTATTAAATACCTCTCAGAAAACAAAATTGATGGTATTTGGCGTTACGAGGATGAGACGTATGAGGTGGAGGATTGCCCCGAGTCTATTGCCGAATATCTCAAGACTGATAATGAGGAAAATATAGGATTTAAACTCGTCGATGATGGTTTTGTAAAGATGGAGTCGGACGATGATTACGTCCCAGACTCTGATGAAGAGGACGAAGAGTCGGATGAGGAAGACGATGAAACCGATGAGGATGACTTTGAAGACGATTGTGATGATGAAGAGAATGAGGATGGGTCAGAGTCAGAAGATTCTCTTGATGAATAGTAAATGCAACAGAACATCGCTCTTTGGATTCTTGTCCTCTTAGTCATTTGGTTCATGTTTTTCCGCAAAAAATCAGATTATTGTGGTGCGTGCGGCGGGTCTATTGCCTGACTTAAAAACTAAAGGTATATATTAATAAATGTCCATAACCAGTAAATTTATCCAGGCGTTTGATTCTATGAACAAGGAGCATGTCGAATGGCTGTCTCATATGATTGACCTGGCTGAGTCATTGAACGACCCGGCAGCTCATATTAAGCTCGTGAATGAGATTAATATGAACCCCATGAAGATTGTGATAGAGCAACGCGATGCTCTTGACTGGGCGCATATTCACTTTTGTTTGTGCGGAGTCTATTCCAAGGCGGTTCTGAGAAAAAAGGCGTTTATCCCAGCCTAAAAAATTCAACTTTTAAAACAGGATGAGTTACGTATTCACACACGATTATTTCGGAACATCTGAAATTAAGGTATCACTTGATGAAAATGCCAGTAAATCTGCAAAATGGAAAATATTAGAAATTGGGTCATTTGAGGGTTCGTCTGCAGTTTATTTTTCAGATAATATGCTGGATAGTCCAGAAGCAGAATTGACGTGCGTAGATCCTTTCGAATCAAATGACCCAACTACGCCATTTTCTATGGAAGGAAATGATACGATGCATTTATTTATAAATAATATATCAAAAAGTAAGAATTTTCAAAAGATTATGTTTCATAGAATGTATTCTTCTGAATTTTATAACAAAAATACTAAAAAGTTCAATTTCATATATGTAGATGGGAGTCATCTGATAGATGACGTAAAGGTTGATTTTAACGAGTGTTTAAAGATACTTGAACTAGGTGGTTTTCTTGCGTTTGATGATTATTTATGGGGTGACGGCTCTATCAAAAAGTGTATAGACGATTTGTACGAAGAAAATAAAGACAAATTGAAAATCCTAGGGCACGGGTACCAGATTATTTTCCAACTTATACAGTAGATGGAAGGTTGGAAAAAAGGACTTTCAGTTTTATTAGTCTTATCTGTTTTGGGAGGGTTTATAACCCTTGTAGTGTTTTTAGCAGGTGGGTTTTACGTCGCTAAAAACCCAGATGTTCAAGCTAAGATTGTAGTCGCAACCTTTAATTCAAACGCTCAAAATATATATAGTTATTATTCGAATACTGTTTCAAATGTAAGCTGTCTCCCATTAACAGCAAACCTTGCGTACTTATCCGATCAGAATGGGTCTTTATCTATTAGCTCAGGGTCGTGCCCATCAGGAACTACTTCAGCAGGTCCCGCGAGAGGAGGATTCACAGTGTGCAATCCTACAATGTTAATGTCAAATGCGATGGTTTTAAAGTCTTTCAACAATTGGTCGAAGTGTATAAGTGGTCCAAGTTTTTCACCAGGTCCTTCGCCAGGTCCTTCACCAGGTCCTTCACCAGGTCCTTCACCGGGACCTTCACCAGGTCCTTCACCAGGTCCTTCACCAGGTCCTTCACCAGTCTCATCTGGTCTTTCTATGGCTCCTATTCCCTCAGCTATTCCCGCGGTGATTCCCGCAGCTATTCCCGCAGCTATTCCCGCGGTGATTCCCGCGGTGATTCCCGCAGCTATTCCCGCGGTGATTCCCGCAGCTATTCCCGTGGTGATTCCCGCAGCTATCCCCGCAACTATTCCCGCAAGGATTCCAGTGGCTATTCCCGCACTTCCACCATCTCTCCCACCTCCCCTACCTGCCCCACCGGCGCCCATTGGATGTTCTATTAGTAATTGGGGTGAATGGGGTTCTTGTTCAGTCGAGTGTGGAGCTGGGTTTCAAACGCGTTCTAGATCCATATTAGAACAACCCCAATATGGCGGAGCTTCTTGTCCACAAGATCTGACTCAAATGCAGGGATGTACGGGTACAGGAGCGTCGTGTAACATTGGTGGAGGAGGTCCAGGACGTGGTAAAGACGATAGGATGTACGATCCCCCTCCCCCTCCTCCTGTTGAGCCACCACCTCCACCACAGCCTGCTTTTGATTACTCGAATATTCAACTTCCAGAGGGTTTTGACCCTATGGGAATATTCTAATCAGTTTTGTAAAGCTCATTAAATCTATTTATGTAAAAATCAGTTGAAGTATTAAACTTGTACTGATCTCCATTGAATGTATAACCAGTTTTCTTGTTAATAAGTCGTTCTACAGAAACAAGATCAAGAATATTTTTTGTACATTCATATTTCAAATCTTCGAAATTCCATTCTTCAACGTATAAATGTCTAAGAATATCAACACGAGATTTAGGCAAAATTAGTTGACCGACAATACTTGTATCCGGCCATTCATTTTCTTGAATGTAATAAGTCTCAATCATTTGTCCAATGAGTAAAGCGTCGTCCATTTTTTTAAATCCTACGATAGATTTACGTGATTCTTTTTCAATATTCAGGGTAAAAACATGGTTTGGACTTGACTGAATAGTAAAGTATTTTTTATCTCTCCGAAGTGTTGAGAGTTTTACGATGGGGGGTGAGAGCACAATACTCATTCTTAATTTTAGTTAAGAATTAGTTTCTTAAGTGCCGCGTGAAAAAATTTCGTGTGATGTCTTTGGCTAAACTCTCAGCCTCTAGTAAGAATCAAGTCTTCCAAAATGTCTTGCGACCGTGAATGCTCTGTGTGCTATGGCGAGTCTGGACCTTTTGTGAAACTTTGCTGCTCTCATGAATTTTGCGCTGGATGCATCAAGACGTGGTACCTCAAGGGAACAGGGACAGGGTGTCCTATGTGCCGTCGCCCGATGTATTTCCGAGGGTTTCACAAGTTGCAGAATAAGTGGAACGAGGATGCCTGGGAAGGGCGATGCGCTGATATTTACAGCGATGCACTTAGCCAGCGCGTCACTGAACTGACCGAGCTTATTGATGAAGATTGTGAAGCGTTGGAAAACGAGGAGGACAGTGAAAGTGTCACGTGGCTTGCTCTCGAATTCTTGGAACTTGACATGGAACCAGAAATCTATATGAAGTTTCTGGATGAGGCGGAGGACCTCAGTAAGCTCGAGGTGGTAGATCTGTACCGCAAGTACCGCTTCAAGCACCTCATGCGCGAGGTGCTCATGCTTGAGCGTACGTACCGCTTTCTGAAGAGTGAGAACCTCTCTTCAGATGATGTTGAAGAGGTGCTCTTGTATTCGGACGAATACTATAGCGATCGCGGTATTGACAAGTGGGTCTGGTACGACGAACCAAAGAAGGAGTTTGCCACCAAGTACCCGAGCAAGGCGGTGGGCACAAGAGGGGGGAAGCGCTCAAGAGCCCGCGAAGATCCGTGGGCAGAAATGTCTTTCTACATTCTAATATGAACATAGTTATTTCTCGCTACAATGAGTCCCTCGACTGGTTAGATACTTGTCTGACCCCTGACCAGCGCCGCTCAGTCTGGATCTATAATAAAGGTCCAGACCACATTAGCGTAGATGGCGTCCCAGAGTCGCAAATAAAGACTCTTCAAAATGTCGGTCGCGAGGCTCATACATATCTCACTCATATAATTGATCAGTGGGACAACCTCCCAAAACACATCTATTTCCTCCAGGCTGATCCATTTCCGCACCTTGAAATTGAAGCCACTTTCGAAATGGTTCAAAAGTGGTTCGAGCGCTGGAATTATCAAATTGCAAACAAGGGATTTTCTCAGAATATTAATTGGGACGTTCATGCGAACGATTTCCACGAGTCTGGTACAGAACAAAGTCCATATACATTTGGTGATTGGCTCGAGAAGAATACTGGTAAGAAATTTGGATATCCACTCCTGTGGTATATAGGCGCATGCCTTGGATGCTCGCGAGGACAGGTAAAGTGCCGAACTCGTGAGTACTACGAAAGACTCAGGGACCAACTGATGACGCTCAAACCAGAGGTGGCTTATTACCTCGAGCGTTCTTGGTTTTACGTTTTTCAATTATAAATTTACTTTCTGTTTGTGATGAACAAGTTGAGATCCAATAATAACCAAAATGAATGGAATTATTACAAAGCTCACTATACGAGCCATTTGTGGTTCAATATTAGGAATTTGTTTGGATCTATGATATATAACTCCATCAAAGGTTTGTTCTCCTACATTATCCGCTTTTACATCTTCAATCCATTCAGATTGATAATTAAAAATCAGGACAAATGTCATGTATAATAAAAGAACCCCCAAAGCCTGGTGATGATGGACAAATTTAATATATGGATCGGACCATGCGAGTATATAAATTGATAGTAAAATTACAGAGTGTTTAATTATAAGACCCATCTCTGGATTATATCTATTGAGAAAGTGGAGCCATTGTTTACTTGTAAAGACAAATCCCAAAACTGCAAATGTTGCTGCTAAGCGAAGGTGTAGCATCTACTCATTCCGCAGATAAAAAGCACGAACGTAGGTTATTCAGTAATGGAGGCAATTGAGGCTGTTCTGAATCTGACCAAGGAGCGCGACGAGCTGGCAAGCACTATTGAGACTTATGAGGATATGCTTGCATCTCTGGTCGGTGAGACAGTGATCATCACTCTCGGACGCAAGAGCCACAAGCGTTTCGTGGAGTGCACAGTGACTGAGTTTCACGGTGCTGATGGGTGGGAGCTGACATCAACTGAGGACAGCGAGGTTTATATTATAACATTCGATGACTTTGTAAAGGGAAAGGTTCAGCTTGCGTAAAAAATATTGATAATAAATAAATGAACGTTGACAGTGTTGCTGATATTGAAATTCGCCGCGAAATGAACCCAATTGCTACCCCATCTTTCATGGTGGCTGCTCTCCTGGCAGTTATTATTTACTTTATCACGCGTAATCTTTCCCAGACCGCGTTGATTGTTGTCGCCGAACTTGTCCTTCGTATGATGCTCAAGTAATTTTCAAATGAAGTTCCTCGCAAAACTTTTGAAGTTCAGGGAGGATTTCGTTTACCCACGTCTCTTCGTCACGATTCACTTCGTGACTCTTCACCTGGTTGTTGTACTGCTCCACAAGTCGAGCATGAACAAGACCCAGCATCTGCAGATAAACCTGAATCTGAATAAACTCATATTCTGGTACAGAATTGAACAGACGGTTTGTCCGATTCTTGATTTCGACGAGGACCCTGGAACCATCCGGGCGTTCCTCGATCCGGTCGATCTTACCCACGATGACATAACGGGTATCACCTAGCCTGCACACCTCAATCTGATAGAACGAGTCATCGCGAACCAGGTGAACACCCTCATCTACTTGTACCTTGTCGCTCGTCTTGTCCTCTGAGCGGGTTCCATGGGTAGTATACACCTTGGACCGAATGTGCTCAATCACCTCAGCCTTCTGTTCATTATTTAATTTTGAATCAAAATTGATACGATCCCGAGCTTCATTAAAAACCTGCTGAACTTGGGTAGAATTCTGAGCCTTGATATTCAGGGCTGACTTGAGAACCTCCTTGGCAATACTGGAGACTGCGAGCGCCTCTTCAGCTTTGTCCTCCTTGGTCTTTCCCATGAACTTGTCTGGTGCGTATTTTTTCATGAGTTCATCCAGTACCTCAGACCGGGGCTTGTACCTGTGCCGACCAACCATGGCGGCGACATTTGAAGCTTTGAGAACCACACGGCTTGCCATTTCCTATTTAAAAGTTCTGCTCTCTAACTATATCTCGCAGTTTCGATTCTTGCTCGTCAGCAGGAGCGAGATCTTTTTAAAAATTCCAACGAAGATCCTGAAATCTGAGAGACGGCACCAGCAACAATCACAGGGTCCTTCACATTTTTTTTAATTTTAGTTCTTAATTGATCCTTGAGAGACTCACGGGCTTCTTCAACTATTTTTTCCATTTTTTCGTGGTACTCATCAATCACCTCTGGGTATTTTTTAATATTTAATATCTGAATTGAACGCAACCGGGGGACATACTTGTCAAGAATAGCGTTGATTTCAGGTTGAGAAAGTAATGTCAAAAAACGGTGGGACCGAGTTTGTTTCTTGAGAAAGGAGAATTCCATTCTAAAATTGTCAAAGATAAAAAACTCGCTTATGGTAAGATAAATGGATGGACCTACAAAACGCGAGAAAAAGCGCGAGTCTTCTAAAAAGTCGAAAGATTATTCCATCTACTCTAAAAAGGCTGTGAGAGCAAAAGAGAATATTTCGTGTGCTGTCAAGGTTAAGGGCAAGGTTGGCAGTAAGTAAAACAAACGCGCCTCATGAATACTCCCGGACTCAAGTTTTTCGCTGAAGCGGTAGAGCCCCTGTACCCACCCGGTCCCGGTCTCTACCGGACAGTCTCAACATACGGGATGGGCGATCGTCTCGAGTGCCAACCCAAGCTGAACGAGCTGTACGTCGTGTGCAAGGATGGGTCTATCCAGTCAGTTTACGATCCGGAACAGCCGATCGGCTGGGAGCTCATCGAAAGTGGCACAGAATTCTTCTACCGAGTGACTCAGGTTGGGTTCATGCCCAAGAAGTGTGGTCTGCGCTATCATAGCCGCACAGACGATCCTCCTGCGGGTAATCGACGAATCGGATCATGTGTAGTTCCCCAGTATGCTGAAATTACAGAACAGAAGGATGAGGGTGAAGAGGTGGACTCCAAGCTCGCCAAGATTGCAAAGTTCAATCCACTTCTGGCACAGTGTGCAGCGATCGTAGACGACCCCGTTCAGACGGATGCGATGGCTAAGTTTGCAGATGGAAAGATGAGCTACGCGGAGATGCGCGGACTGTGTGGTTAAACTGTCTATAAATTCATGTGATGTCGTCGCCGTCGTCTCAATAGTCTCTGAAAATGCAAATGACACCTGTCCAAGTTCTAAATATCTTAGGATTTGGTCTGCTGTGGCCATTTTTTTACTTCTATGTTGCCAACTATCCAATTGGAGGCTCATTAGCACTCGCGTACCTCTGGATCGCCGTTTAAAAACTATACTTATAGAAGGAGTATGAATAAGCCTTGTGTCAAGGTGCAGATTACGGTCCGCCGAATTCAGAGACATCCAATTACAAAGCGGACATTTCGTACAGGAACCTTGTTCCATAAACATGTCATTCGAGGTGCAACTCTGGGAATGGTTCCAAGCACATTGAATGATGTGGTTTTTCATCACGCTCAGTTGAACATAGATGAGTTTATTCACGTGATTCAAGATCAAGCATCTATCAGTTCTATCTCAGCCCTCATCGCTATTACGATGATTGCTTCTCAACTCGCGTCAGAATAAATTTTGTTTTGAAATTAGGATACACAACGTTAAACGAAACCCTGACTGCCCCCGTCTTGTCCCCCGTCTTGAAACCTCTCTGAGGAATAATGTAATCCTCCCGTGGATCTATGACCCCCCAGTACGATGTATTTATTTTTATAGGTCCATCGAAATGAGGAATCGTAACTTCCTTCCCTTTCACCGAGTCTTCGAATGAAATATTTGTCCTATAAATTAAATCCAGACCCTGTCTCATAAAATCGGGGTGGTCTTTGACTTTGATGTGAAATATAATATCACCAGGTTCCTCATCGGGCTTCTTGGGCTGTTCGCCAAGCCCATGACCTATCAAAGTATTTCCATCTTGGATACCAGGTGGTATTTTTAGTTCTAAATTGAGAGGCTCAAGCTTCTGACCATTTTTACATTCAGAACACCCTCTGTTCATCCCTCCACCTCCTTGACATGGGTGACAGGGTTGATTGAATACCATAGGTCCCATCTGGTGCTGAACCTGTCCTCGCCCGTTACACTGATGGCATTTCTGCCGACAAGCAAAGCACGTCTTCTGGAGGGTCACCATCATCTTCCGGATGGTCCCACTATATGACTCTTCCATGCTAATTTTCAATTCATGATCAAAATTAGAGCGACGGACAGGACCCTTGGGAGTGCCGAAGCCTCCCCCGAACATTTGAGAGAATATGTCTGCAGGAAACCCACCTTGAGGTGGTCCATCCGGAGTTCCGAACCTGTCTAAATTCTCTTTTTTCTGTGGGTCTGAAAGAACGTCGTAAGCTCCCTGAATTTTTTTAAATTGCTCTGGATCACCGCCTTTGTCGGGATGGTGCTTCATAGCAAGTTTCCTATAAGCCTTTTTAACATCATCATCTGATGCACCTTTTGCAAGTCCCAAAATATCATACATATACTAATTGTATCCTCTATTTCTTAAAGCGTTGAACGCAATCTAGTTGTTGTTGGCAAATCTCTCAAACATACGTTTCTCCTTGAGTTTTTTTGCCTGCTCTTTGGCTGCGATGCGCCGGAACCCACTCGCAGGGTTATTTCGTACGGCGATCGACGTGATTCCATTTGGACCAGTGACAGGCACAAAGCGGGCTTTATTTATACGCGATCGCTCTAAGAATCCCCGGGCGTACGCCTGTACTGTCGTCGCTCGTCGCTGATTGCGTCTAGCCTTGCCTCTCAAAAGAATTGCATTTTGACGTTGTTTGGCAGCATCGTTATTCTTCTTTAGTTCAGCCTTGATAGCGTTGATTCCTTTGCGAATTGTATTGTAATTTTTTTGAGTATTAGCGTTCAGAGTATTTCGGTTAACATTATTAAGCTTATTTATCAAGTGTTGATAATTTACCCTGGAATTTGCACTGGAAACGATCAGTCTCATAAGAGGTTTGAGATACACATCTGTACCTATGTTCCTACCGGTGGCGTACATGGCGTTTTGAGCATATCTGTTCCTACCGGCGCTACCAGCGTTTGGTCCGTATCTGCTCATTACTATGACTTGGTATTTTTTTTTCCAAATATTTCCGGGAACGACACCTATATAAAAAAACAAACCCTGTGTAGAGTAGAATGGCTTCCGCACGTATTCAGAAGATGTTTGACCGCGTCAACGCCCTCAAGGCTGACCTAAAGGATGCAAATGCGGAGCTCAAGGCGGAGCTGGAGGACACCAACCTGTTCAAGGCGATCCTGAACGCAACTATGGAGCAGTCGACTGCCACGGTCAAGGTACCTGAGAAGGCTGCGGCTGCGCAGGCTCTCAAGGTGACTATGGCGGTCTATACCAAGAAGGAGGAGGCTGACGCGGAGTAAGTTTTCGTGTCGTGTCCAAGATAGAGGTTTGAAATGTATAAAAAATAACAAAAATGTCTACGAACGTACGACTCGAGTTTGATGACGAGACTCAAATGCTTATCGCCACTGATGGCGAGTCTACACGTTACAAATGGACCTATTCAGATTTCGAAAAGTATCTGAATGAGTCCATTACACCCTCAATGTATCATTTCATGGCTGGTTATGTATATGATAATATGACCAAGAATGAACTGTGTGAAATCGAGGCTTCCTCGGGAGGCATCGAGGAAGAGGCTGTCAATGCCTACTTTGAGCTATCAGCTCTTGAACGCCGGGAGATGCACGACCAAGAGCTTGTGAATCTGCAAGCCGAGTTCAAATGTGCTGAAGAGAAGAAAATTGCGGCAATGGACTGGATATTAGAAGACGTTTGTCCTTTTGATCCAACGAGTCCAATTTATGTGGAGATGTGCCAATTTGTACAAGGACTTGCAGATAAATACAATCTGAAGCGTCAGCGACTGGAGAAAGAGATGTTTGAGGAGGAGCAGTGGCGAGGGGGGTGGGAGGAGGACATGGTCACTGATCCCATATACGATTACGGCGATGAGGTTTAGGTCAAGCGCGTGAACGAGTCACACGTGGTGTAATCATAGCATTTCTTTCAATCTCTTTGCGTTTTCTGTTCGCCGCGCGGTTTTCTTTAACTTTAATCTTTGGTCTTAACCATAGGGACATCGGTTGAAGGGATGGTGTATTTAATGCCTGACTTACATATCTGCCATTTGTATTGAAACCAAACCCTTCATAAAGTTTCACAAGATCATTTCTCATACCTTTATTATTAAGTGCAACAATTCCTTTCACTTTACCATTTTTGCCTTTAATTTCAGACGATTTTTTAACAACAGCCTTTAAGTTAAGAGTATTTTTTTTTGCTTTTTCTGCATTTTCTTTTATTTTTCCTAACAAAAGTCCGCCGTATCGTGGATATCCACCAACAATATTTAAATATCTTGTATTTTTATAATTTACATTATTTTTTAAGAGACCAAATGCATAAAGATTTTTAGTGTTTTTATTCACCATGGCATATTTGACTGGGTTTGAATTATTTCTTATTTGTCCCAGTGCATATTGTATACCAACACCACCAAATTTTGAACGATAAGGTTGTAAAATTTCAACGATTCGTCTCGCATTTCCTGTTGCCGCTCTATTAATAGCTGCTTTTGCGTTGTTACCAGTCAATATATTAACTGGAAATCTGTTTCCTTTTGCATTATAAGGAAGCCGGGAATGTATAGGATGAGGTCCATGTTTTCCAGATAAATTAGCTAGATTATTACGTCTGCTTGATGTCAAATATTGGGTAACTGTATTGTATGCACCTATATAGTTGCCTTTTCTCACCTTATTTTTATAGTTATTTTGTACAGATTGAGGAATCGTTTCAAGTGATGATGGTAAATAACTTGAGATTGCATTATATGCAGCTGTAATTTCTTTTTTCGACATTTTATTTTTATAATTGTTTTGTACTGATTGTGGTAATTTTTTCAGAATTCTATTCAAAGTTAATAAACTTTTATGACTAACAAAACGATCAAAATTTGTTAGGTTCATTACTATACCCTGATAAAAAAATCGTGTCATGTCTGTGCCGTCCACCACGTTGCGAGTTAGAAGCAAACTCAAATGGACGCGCCCATCAAGCCCCGGTACACATACGTCGATCAGCAAATTGACTATTTAGAAACCACTATCAGAGATGCTATAAACGTACGGGATCTCAATTACTGGCGGGAAGTTGGAGAACTTTCGCTCTATGATAACGTCACGATATCTACAAATATAAGAACCGCTTTCCAGAATCTCTTGAAAATATACGAAACCTCCCACGAGGTTTCCACTATTATTGAGGAAACTGTAATTTTACTTCAAAATTGTGCGTGGTGTGCCTTGAACGTCATGTACGTGGAAGATTATCTGGAACACGTGAATAATGTGAGTGAAAATGTTTTACGAGTATTTCACAGGATTAGTTATCCGTATCTTCGCACCGAAATGATCATGGCGAACCACCACTGTGAAATGATTCAGCGCGTCTGGAGGCGCTGCGCAACTGACCCGGTGCACCCGGTTTGCCGCCGCCGCCTCACCAGGGAGTTTGACATGATGGTTTAAAGCATAGAACTATATGTAATGTAGCGAGAATGTATTGGCAACTTTTTCAAATTATCATCGTGACGTTCGTCCCCTTCGTCCCCGTGAACCCCGTTATTCGTCACCACCCAGACCTCACGAAGTACCTATGGACCTTCGAGTGTAATGGCTTCGATTCCATCTACGACTTTTTTGTAAAAAACCAGGGTAAAATTAAGAATCTATATTCCAAGATGAAGTTATTTTACACTGACACGATGGCAGCGAGGCAATTAGAAAACAAAAATTGTTAAAAAGTAAGATGATAAATTGTCAAAATATTTGTGTTGCAATTTTTGCTAGCGCATATATAATTTTATATGTGTTATTTTTTTGGAACATCAAAGAAATCTGGTGAGCCATACTCCCAAAAATTCATTAAAGTTTGTCTAAAGTCTTTTTTTGAATTTGGAATGTGAATTGGTTTCGTCCACACCTCAGCTACTTGAACTCCCGTATCTTGCATCTTCTTTTCTGGAACCCTTGAGATTACTTTCCCTATAAATGTTCCTAAAAAGAAGGTTATAATCATTCCAATCATTTTTCAAAAACAAAGTGTAATACCTCTAAGTGTCTAAAACTTTCGTGTCGTGTCTCTGCTTAGTGTCTTGGCTCGTACTTCAATCAAGTCTTTCACAATGTACATCTGCGTTTCACCTTCCCATGAGGAAGGACTCACTGGTCTTGTCTATGTGAACCCTACGGACGCTCGTTCGCCCTACGTCATCATCAAGGACCGGTGGGTTTACCGGTGTGCGCCTCACGCTGATGTTAAAAGAGGGCATATTGCTATGAACCTCGTCCAACGTCGTCAAATCAAAGAAAACGAGTTTGGAACCGATATCGAGGTTAGGGACTTTTACGTACCTATGAACCGCGAATTTGGTCTTTCAAGTCTGACGCTGGTCGTCGATTTTCTTTATAAGCAGACAGACCTGCCAATGCCAGACTTGGCAAGTGTCGCAAACGCTTTCAGGACCCACTATGAAGGTCACGTATTGCAGACTGATCAAGTTTTACTTTTATATTTTAACGACCAGATGCTTCGCCTCACTGTGACGAGCGTCTCGCTTGGTCTCGTGACGCACAAGACGGAGATTGGCATCCAGAGAAATTAGCTTAGAGTTTAAACTCGTTTAATGACCATGTACTTTTTCGTAATTGCCGTCTGGGCGTGGTCTCTGTATCTTTCTCATCGCACGTATCGTTCCATCTTTTACCCACCACCCGAACTCGAGTCTGACGCCGACTCTGACGTCGAGTCTGAGACGGAGGATGATCCGTATATTTATTAGTTAGAGCCCATCCGCGTGTTCAAAGTAAATCCCGAGAAACTTAGGGAGAAGGATGGTGAACACGTTTGTGATATCGGGAAACCTTCAGGAGTGCGTAAAAGCACTCGACTACCGGCGGTTGGGGAAGCAGCGCGTGGAGGCGTATCAGATTTGGCGAACGCTCATGGGAATCACAAAAGGGTGGCGAAATCACCCAGCTGTTAAAATGTGGGACGGGTACACTTGTTTTTTAGCCATGTATTGCAATGCTTGTATCGACGAATGGGTACTTCGTGGGTACAAGAATAATATGCAGAAATTACCTCACTGTGGAAAACCCCACCCTCCGTGGTGGTGGGGTCGTGAGGATGTGACCAAGTCACACCAGGCGGCGCTCAATCGTAAAAAACCAGACTATTATAAGTTTGATGTTCTCCAGAGTGAGTATCCGGGGTACGTGTGGCCGACGAAGATAACTTAGAGCTGTCTCGTGTATTATATATAAATGGTAAGAAGTGGTAAAGATTGTCTTGCAAAGGGAATTAAGTACGAGAATGAAGTATTTATCGACCTCCTACGTATTTTTGAAAAAGATGGATGGTCTGTAGGTTCTCCTGCCGGTGCAAAAAACGTTCCAGATATAACAATGACACGAGGCGCTGAGAAGATACCTTTTGAATGCAAGACTTTTAATGCATTCGAGGGCGGACAAGAAACACTCAAACTCGTAAATGGTCATTTCGAATTTCGTGGCGAAATTCTTTGGGATGGGAAGGTTCCTGCATGTCTAACAGACAAGAATTATGACACATATCTAAAAGAAAAAAAACCAGATTTTGATGATATATCAATACCCACAGAGGATCGGTCAACTGTTGCCAAGTATTACAAGAACAAGGGAATTTACTATATTAGTGTTGAAGGCAGAGGTCTATACCATACGGGTGAAGACCCTCTTGGATTAGGAGTTCCTCTTTTTGAGGCTGATACTGTATGGAGAATTAGGTTGAAATATCATAGTATGACAAACTATTCAATCACGGCATCTAATGAATATGTTGCCAAGTCACTCAAGAGATCAAACAAGAATCTACAGTGGTGGCATGATAATCACCTCTGAGGACTCCTTCGAGGCGTTCATCCCATATGCCCAACTCTCGGTGAAAATGCGACACCCTTTGTATAACTCACGTATGTAATCGCAATCATTATAACTTAGTATCCAGTCTTTTCGTCCCTTCATTGTCTCTGCAAATGCTTCATGGTCAAACGACTCGTGCATGTCCCCGTCCTTTCCATAGATGTAAGTCTTGATATAATAGGGTGGATCGGCGTACACGAGCGTTTCTTCATTTTCTGGGTGCGCGTTTAAAAACTCACAGCAATCCATATTAGAAAACTGAATTCGCGCCAAGTCGTTCGTTTCGAGGGTCCTGAGGGACGAGTCGTTGAGCCGACCAGTGGCTGCTTGCGCCGAGTAACCACCGCAAAAAGTGGAGCCACTGAAGGAACACCTGTTGATGATGTAATAGGCAGCCGCTTGTTCAATCGATTCAATATTCATAATATTTGTTCGAAATTTCATAAACTTTTCTTTTGTAACGGGCATTTCGTCTCGAACCCTTTGTATGAGAGTTTGAGCGTTTGATTTAAGCACGGTCCAGAATGTATACAGCGGTCCAAACAGGTCATTTGCTAGGACCGTGTACCCATCCTCTGACATGGCAATTTCGAAGCTCCCTCCCCCAAAGAATGGCGACAGGATAACCTTTCTTCCAGGGAAGTGAGTATTTACGTAGTTTTTCAAAATTTTCACAGCCCTTGTCTTACCGCCCGGATATCTCAAGGGTGACTTCATGCTTTAAATAATATCGCCCACCTTAACTGTATCTTTCCACCAAAAAATGAGGGTAAATCTATCCGAATCAAGTACTTTCTTAACTCCGTGCATATTTACAGCGCCATTAAAAAACGTGAGCGCTCCAGTGACTGGTTTATATGTAACGCCTTTTTCTGTATAAAATTCACCTCCTCCATAATTATTATTCAAATAAATCAAACTATTAAAATCTGTATCTTCCCGTCCACGGGAATCATGTTTGTGAAGCCCACCTTCAAAGTTTTTAGGCCAGATTTGAATTTGAGCTTGACTGCATGTAAGACGTACAGATAATTGTTCCTGTAAAAAACACTTGACTTTGACAACAATAGGGTCATTCGTTATATCTATTGTACGTTTATCCCAATTTTCGACGCAATCCCTGTCATTTTCAAATTTATTCCATTGTTCTGTCATTCTATTTGCATAATTCTGACATAGTGATTTTTCCAAAAAATTCTCAAATACAAAAACGGTATCGTCCATTTCACTAATAAAATAGTGGTTTTAACCTTTAAAGCTTCGCGCTTTAAATTATATAGCAATGCTCAGTCCTCGCAATTTAGCCCAGAAGAAATATATAGAACTTTTGTATTCAGCAGTTCCTATCATTATCGGCACTGGACCGGCTGGAACTGGTAAAACTCTCTTGGCGTGTCACGCAGCTTCAAAGGCTCTTGCGAGTGGTCGGGTTCAGAAACTCATTTTAACCCGACCAGCTGTGAGTGTGGATGAGCAGCATGGTTTTCTTCCCGGAAGTGTTGAAAAGAAGATGGATCCATGGACTCGCCCGATGTTTGACGCTTTGCACCGGTATATGAGTCCTAAAAAGGTGAATGAATATATTTACGACCGAAAGATTGAGATTTGTCCCTTGGCATATATGCGCGGAAGGACGTTTGATAACGCGTGGATTATTGGGGATGAGATGCAGAATAGCACACCTTCGCAAATGAAGATGCTCTTGACGCGTATTGGTGAAAATTCCAAGATGAGCATTGCCGGTGATGTGCAGCAATATGAGCGTGGGTTTGAACAGAATGGTCTATCTGATTTAATTGCAAGAATCTGTGAAAACTCAAATGATATTTCACATATTAAATTCAGTGATGATGATGTTGTCCGCAACCAGGTTATTAAGGAAATCCTTAATATGTACAAGTAATGGACGTCAGGAACCGTCTCACTGAACTGTCAAATCTCCGTGATATGGGGTTTTTCAAGGATCACGCGAAATATCTTCAAAAATTGAAGAGTGAAGGACTGGAACCCAAAGTTATATATGATATCGGGAGTTGCGTCCTTTACTGGACAAACGAGGCTAAAAATATATGGACCGATTCAAAGTACGTTCTGTTTGATGCTTTTGAACCTGCTGAGTTTCTGTACGAAGGCTATGATTATCATATAGGGGTCCTGAGTGATTCTACAAAAACAGTCGAGTGGTGGCAGAATGATATGATGCCTGGTGGAAACTCGTATTATCGCGAAATAGGTTGCACCGAATTTTTCAAGGATGGTATGAGTACTATCAGACCTACTAAAACTCTTGACGATGTTGTCAAGGAGCGAGGGTTTCCGCCACCAGACTTTATTAAAATTGATGTTCAAGGGTGCGAAGTTGATATACTCAAAGGCGCGACCGAAACTCTCAAGACTGTAAAGGACCTCGTGGTCGAGCTTCAACATAGTGAGTATAATAAGGGTGCGCCACAAGTCCAGGAGTCACTCCCTTTTATAGAATCTCTGGGATTCAAATGTGTTTCCCCTATGTTTGCATATAACGGACCGGACGCAGATTATCATTTTAAAAAAATAGACAAATAGTAAATGACTAAGAAGGGTGCTGTACTATCCTCGACCGATCCTCAAATTGTGACTAAAATTCTTTCACTAAACCCCAATTGGTATTATACTTGGGGTACCACTGCTATCCTCGGTCTTGAGAATATTCCATTCACCCCCATGTGTTGGGGATCTAAATCAGTTTCAAAATTAGGAGTACCAGTACCTACCCTTCTTGGATTCAATGAGCCGGATGGTGCGGCTCAGTCCAACCTGACTCCCCAGCAGGCTTTTAATTTATGGCCAAAATTAGAGGAGGCTTCGTCCCGTCTGGGAAGCCCCGCTATTGCGGGGAACGCTTCCAAGGCTGGGTCATGGTTGGAGACTTTTTCTAATTTTAATCCAAAATTAGATTTCGTGTGTGTGCACTGGTATGCTCCACCTAACGCTGACTCATTTTTAAAACAAATTGATACCATCCATGAGAAATACCAGAAGCCTATATGGATCACAGAGTTTGCAGTGGCTGACTGGGCTGGAAAGCACCCAGGTGGTTATGATATCAATTTAGTTTCAAAATTCATGATGGATGCCTGTGCTGGTCTCGAGTCTCGGGACTTTGTGGAACGGTACACGTGGAAGACACGTACTTTATCTGACGCCAACCTTGGCACAAGCTCCCTATTCAATGACGACGGAACTCTCACGTCACTTGGTGCAATATACTCTCAATTATAACGGACCAGATGAAAAAAATCGTGTCTTGTCCTCGCCTAGAGTCTCAAAACCTAGAAAGACAAACACACTAAAATGCAGGCACTGTTCAAGCTTCGCTCAGCTCCGAGGAGCTTTGTTCGGTGTGTGATGGGCAAACCCTATACCGGTGATGAATTGGAACTATGGAGGGCGAAGGAGTTGAAGGAGCAGACGAGCCCCCCCGCACCGGAGAAGTTCACCAAGTCGTTTCAGGACTACCTTAACTCAAGGCTTACATATGAGGAAATGATGAATCAATCTGACGCAGAGAAGAAGCCACCTCCACCCAAGGTTGTTAGAGACTAGATAAGTTTAATATATAAATGCTTCTTTGCACCAATTGTGCATTCTATTCTGAGAGAACAAAAGCCTGCACAAAATACTGGAAGCCCGCCGTCGAGGTCAGTCCGGATCCCAAGCTTTGCAGTCCAGTGGCAAAATTAGGGCTTGTGGTCGTGGCTGTTCCAGACGAAAATGGGGCAAAGAATATCCTCTGCAAGTATTAATTACCCGGGGGGTGCAATTTTGGTTTAAAATTAAGAAAGGGGTAGGGGCAACTAATTTTGTATTAAAATTGAAGGAAGGGTCCCTCCCGCGGATGAAAAAATCGTGTGATGTCCAGGCTTGTGTATATGACGGTTATGAAGGAGTAAAAAACCATGGAGTGCTCGGTGTGCCTTGACGTCATCGCGGAGGGGGCTGAGCACCGTACGACGTGCGGCCACGTGTTTCACGAGACGTGTATGACGTGGTGGCTTCGGCGCGCGACCACGTGCCCCTTATGTCGTACGACGGTCTCTGAAGCCCCCACGGCCCCTGACGAGGCCTCAAGAGTGGCGGGGCTTCTGGCGCGCTCCAGGGAGCTCAGCGAGGGGATGCGTGCTGATATCAGGGCGCTCAGGGCGGTCCTCGCCGCTCAAGAGGCGGCTGCAGCGGCGGCTCGGCTGAAGTCCGCACAGCGCTCGGCTTGGGCTCGCGCCGCCGCCAAGCACCGCATGCAGGTCGCGCTGAGTCAGATGACCCCCGCTGCGGTGGCGGAGATGGAGGAGCAGCGCAAGGCCAAGCGGTCAGCAGCGGCCAAGCGCGCGGCCGCCACACGAGCGGTGAACCGCATGGCTCTAGTGACGTGTAATACGGAGTGACAAGCGGGGCTTCGCCCCTGCACCCCACCCGCCGCCCACAGGTGGTCCCTTTCGCAAAAACTTCGTGTGGTGTCGGCGTCAGTGTCCCCCTACTCAAGGAAAGGCAAACTCGAGGCACCCAATAAAATGGATGACTGCAAAAGTTTTCGAGAGGCTCTGAATGAGTTTAGATACGACCTCCTCGAAGATCCATATCGCAACAAACTGCCATATATTTCTATGTATCGGCTTGACAAGACGTTCCATCAGAACCAGAACAAACTTTCTAACGCTGATAAGAATGAATGGAAAAAGCTGTATGGATATTATGTAAGGCTTGAAAGAAAGCGCGGTCTACAGGAAACTGCTCGACGGATGAATGCAGCCAGGACCATCCAGAAAGAATACAGGGCGCGTATGGAGAAAAAGAAGGCCCAAACTGCATATTCAGCATCTGTTCGACGGACGAATGCGGCATTTGCGAACCTAGAGAAGGCCAAGCGGAACCTCGCCAAGACGCTCTCTAAACGCTAAAATTCGTGTGATGTCCCAGTCAGCGCCCCCTACCCAAGAAAAGGCAAACTAAAATGGAGGATTGCCCCGTGTGCTGCCAGGCGCTCGAGTGGTGGCCCACGTCTACGACCACATGCAACCACAAATTCCATAAAGACTGCCTTACCAAGTGGCTCGTGATGAGCAAAACATCGTGTCCCATGTGTCGGCACTCGCCCGTCGCCATCAAGACGACAACGTGTTCACGAGCCACGTGTCAGATGCCATCCCTAACAGGGCGTGGGATGTGCATCGACCACATGGTCCAGAGTCACTTCAACTTCATCCCGTGTTCAAGCTAAAAAATCTGAAATACTCTTTCTTAATTGTATTATGAAGAAAAGTACGTTTCTATGATACAAAAACTTTTGTACAATTTTCGCGTGTTTTTGGGTCCCTGGAAACTCATGTCTGGACAGAATTAAAT